CCAAAAGGAAGAAAAATAATTTATTACATTTAATGAGATTAAAAATTAGCCACAGGCTTGCGAAGCCTAAAATATTTGATTATTTTAATAAGTTTGTATTGAATTTAAAATACGATGCAATAGGAAGCGCATTTAGTTTTGAATATTACTTTGACCCACAAAATCAAGAACACGCTGAATTGTTTGCGGTATCGCATTTTCACGAAGCTATTATTGAGCATAATGGCGAAACGTTAGTTACTGGGTTTATACTTTCACAATCTTTTAAAAATAGTAGTAAAAAACATTTGAGTTCAATTGGTGGGTATTCTAAAACAGGTGTTCTTGAGGACTGTGAAATTCCAACAAGTATTTATCCTTTACAGACAGATGGATTAACACTTAAACAAATTGCTGAAAGAATTTGCGCACCGTTTAAATTAAATGTAAAAGTTGACGACTCTGTTTCGAGTAAAATGGGTGCAGCTTTAAAATCAATTACGGTTGATGAAACAGATAACATAAAAACAGTATTAACGAAACTAGCATTACAAAGAAAAATAATTGTTACCCATAATGAATTCGGGGATTTATTATTTACAACAGCTAAAACAAATTTGCAACCAATAATGGAAGTAAGTGATGGCGTTTTAAATACAGAAATTGAATTGTTATTTGATGGTCAAAAATTACATAGTGATATAACTGTTATTAAAGAAGCTGGTTCTGATGGGGGTAACGCTGGAGAATACACAATTGAAAATCCTTTTGTGCCTGTTGCTTATACATACAGACCGAAAACGGTTAAACAGACTTCAGGCGACGATGTAACGACGCAGGAATTTGCAATGCAAGTATTAAAAGCAGAATTAAAAGATGCAATTAGATTAACAATAAAGACAGACCGTTGGGAAGTTAATGGTAAAATAATAAAACCAAATAACACGATAACAGTTTACAGCCCTGAAAACTTTATTTATAAACCTACTAAATTTTTCATTGAAGAAATAACATTTACGGGTAATGAAAAAGAAACAACGGCTGTGCTTAAATGTGTTTTACCTTGTTGTTATGACGATACAGTTCCTGTGAATATTTTTGTAGATGCACACGAAAATTTTCCACGTTTTAATTATAGTAAAAATACAACTAATAAAAGCGCATTTTCATTATGAATTTAGTAAAAGTATTTTCAAGCAATACAAACGATTTAAAGCAGCGTTTAATTAAAGTGTTACGAATGGGTAAAAGAGACGTTCAAACGTCCATACAAGCCACGCCATACGGTGTAGACAGCAACCCTATTAAAGACATGGTTGCAGTATATAGCAAAACCGAAACAGATGGAAGCACAGTTATTGTTGGATACTTAAATAAAAATAGTATTGCAGCAGTTGGAGAATTTCGTGTATTTAGTACAGACGCAAACGGTGTTGAGAAATTTTATACATGGTTAAAAAACGACGGCACTATTGAAATAGGTGGAAACCAAAATTTCGCTGTAAAATTTAATGAATTAAAAACAGAATTTAATAAATTAAAACAAAGCCATAACGATTTGTTAACAGAATATAAAATGCACGTACATACAGGAGGTACAATAAGTGGAAGTACAGGAACGACAACGAGTACGCTGTTAGCAAATACAAGTAATATAAGCAACGCAAAAAACGATAAAATCAAAACTATTGGTTAATAAAATAAAAAAACATATATTTACAAAATGGTAACTTACCAATCTACATACGAGTATATAAATACGCCAGCTGAATTGAGCGTTAAAATTGCACGCTTAAAACAAATCATAGATGCTTATTCTGTAACGCTTTTGGCAGGCGCAACAACTGGGAATATTTTAGAATATAGCCTTGATGATGGGCAAAGTAAAATTAAAACAATTTACAGGGGTGCGACAGATTTAGCAAACTCTATCCAAGGGCTTGAAAAATTACTTGAAATTTACATTGTACGTTATAACAAATTAAAAAACGGTAGTATCACTCGTTTAAGTGACTCAAAAAACTTTAGACCATGAAATTAAGAGAAGCCCTTGCGCTTTGGTTATCACCGCCAAAACAAAAAACGGAAGCAGAAATTGAAGCAGAATTTTTCGGGAACGGAAGTTTCAGTAACCAATATGCGATTTCATTTAATGGTGAAAAAAATTTGGGCGAAGCTGGTCCGATTATAAAATATAACATTGATTACGCAGGTTTAAGGCTGCGCTCATGGCAATCGTTAATTGAAAGCGAAGTTACGCAAACAATTATCAATAAGTATTGCACGTGGGTAATTGGAAGCGGTTTAAAGCTAACAAGCGAGCCAGCTAATTACATACTTGAACAGGAAAATATTAAAATAGATAAAATTAAATTTTCGCAAAACGTTGAGCAGCGATTTAATTTATTTAGGGGTTCTAAAATTTCTGATTATTCTAATATGGAAAATTTAGACGCTATTGCAAACACCGCTTTTATGAATACAATTGTTGGTGGTGATGTTTTAGTTGTATTACGTTACGATGGAAAAAATGTTAGTGTTCAATTAATTGATGGCGCACACGTACAATCCCCAATTTATGGAACTGAATATTACCCAGCTAAATTAGAAAACGGTAACGAATTAATTAATGGTATTGAATTTGATAAAAGTAAAAAACATATCCGATACTATGTAAGGAATAAAGATTACAGCTTTACAACTATTGAAGCGTATGGGAAAAATACTGGTTTACTTCAAGCGTTTTTAGTTAAAGGCGTTGATTATAGATTAGATAATGTTCGTGGATTACCTTTAATTTCAGCAGTATTAGAGAAATTAAAAAAGATGGAACGTTACGAAAGCGCTACATTAGGCAGCGCAGAAGAACGCCAAAAAATAGTTTACCAAATTGTACACACTAAAAATTCAACAGGAGAAACACCGTTGTTAAAACAATTAACAACAGCGCAAAACTATAATGAAAATGCAACAGATTTGCCGAAGGATTTAGCTGGTGTAGATTTAGCAAATAAAATTGCTGCCAGTACAAGCAAACAGACTATTAATATGGGTATTGACTCAGAATTAAAAGCTTTGGAAAGTAAAAATGAATTATACTTTAAAGATTTTTATACAATAAACATTCAAGCTGTATGCGCTGCAATTGGTATGCCTTACCAAGTTGCTATGAGTTTATATGAAGGAAACTTTAGTGCAAGCCGTGCAGCTTTAAAAGACTGGGAAAATACATTAAACGTTGTAAGAAAAAAATTCAGTAATAAATTTTATCAACCTATTTTTAACTATTGGTTGGAAATACAAATTTTAGAAAACAAAGTACAGGCTCCAGGATACTTGGCTGCATTATTAAAAGAAAATAGTGTTGTAATAGATGCGTATAGAAAATGTAGATTTACAGGTGCAGGCGTGCCACATATTGACCCATTAAAAGAAGTTAATGCAATACGTGCAGCATTAGGCGAAACGGCAAAAGATATGCCTTTAATGACACTTGAAGAAGCAACAGAAACACTTTACGGAAGCGAAAGCGTTGATAATATGGAACAGTTCGCAACAGAATTAGAAAAATCAAAACAGCTAAAAATTGTTAGCCAACAACCAGTAAAAAAAGATAAAAAAAAGCCCAGTAATTAACTAGGCTTTTTTATTTTCATTTCAGCTGGGAAACTTCTGCAAATTATTTTAAGGTTACGCTTTACGAGTTCAGCAATTTTTAAATCTTTATTTTCTGCAATAATTGTAAGTTCATTATAAACAGCATCTGAAACATGATGCAACGTTATAACGTTTCCTCTATCATATATTTTAAAACCGTGTATTGTTTTAAATACATTGTATTTAGAAACCTTTAATTGTTCTGATATTTTTGCCTGTGTTAAACCTGCTTCGTTTAATTGATTTATTTTTTCAATTAACTCGTTTGATAAATCCTTATATTTTTTTTTGCTCATAAAATTTATTTGTAAACAAATATAAAAAAATTATTTTAATATGCGCTATTTTTACGCAAACAAATGGCAAGTAAAGATATATTAATATACGGTTCTATTAACGAGGAAACTTCCGCTGAATTTATAGAGGATATAAATGAAGCGTTATATGAAGACCCTGCAACAGAAATAGTTGTTCGTATTAATTCTAATGGAGGAAGCCCTGAATACACATGGGGAATGATTGCCAAGTTTAACGAATTAACAGGCGTTAAAAAAGTTAAGAATGACGGTAAGAGTTATTCTATGGGGTTGTTCTTTAACTGTTATGTTGAAAATGCTAGTGCGCTTGATGTTAGTAATTTTTTATTACACCGTGCAGCATACCCACAATGGATTGAGCAAGACCCTGAATATTTCAATCAAGCTATGCGTGAAAATTTAGCTGCTATAAACAAAAGTTTACGAGCAGCATTTGAAGCGAAAGTAGATGTTGCTAAATTTGAAAAATTAAAAGGCGTTACGCTTGATGAAGTTTTTTCAATGGAAAGCCGTATTGATGTAAACTTAACGGCAGCAGAAGCAAAGAAAATAGGTTTAATTAATGAAATTGTAGTTATTACGCCACAATTAAAAGCAGAAATTGAAGCTAACTTAAACAACTATACAGTTGGAATCGCTGCTAAATACACAGAAACAAAAATAAATAATCCAATAAATAATAATAACCCAAAAAAATCAATTATGACAATTGAAACTTTAAAAGCAGAACACCCAGCGGTGTATGCACAAGCTTTGGCACTAGGTGTTGAGCAAGAAAAAGACCGTGTAGGTTCAATCATGGCTTTTAATGATATTGACCCTGAAGCAGTAAAAAAAGCTATCGCAAGCGGTAAATTTTTATCTGAAACTGAAAAGTCAGAATTAGCGATTAAAGCAATTGCTAAATTAAAATTAACAGCTACAAAAGAAGAAGCTGCACCAGCTGCAACTACTACTGAAGAAGCTGCTGCAAAGCCAGAAGCAGAAATCAAAGCTGATGCTTTTATGGCAGAAGTTAAAAAAAATATTAACTAATAAAAAAATTATAATATGTCAGTAAATAACATAGTATTATCAAACGGTCAACAAATGACCATTACCACAGATTTATCAAAGATATTTTTGTGGAACAACCGTTACGACCAAGCTGATTACACAGCAGCAGCGGATATAACATTACTTGCTGGAACGTTATTAGGTAGAATTCATGCAACTGGTAAAGTTGTACCTTTAACAAGTGCAGCAACAAACGGAAGTCAATACCCTGTTGGAATTTTGGCTCAAGATACATTTGTAGCAAATGGCGCAACTGCAACTTTAACATTCTGTGTCGCTGGTGATGTTGCTTCTGATAAAGTTATTTACGATGGAACAGACACAGAAGAAACAGTTGTTTCGGCAAAACGTTTAAAAGACCGTATTGGAAGCGATACTGTTGGAATTAAATTAGTTGCTTCAACTTCAAATTCTGATTACGATAATCAATAAAAATTAACCCTTAAAATAAACAATAAATAAAATGAGTAATTTATCTACAACCGATGCACGCCCTTTGTTTACGAAAGAGTTAGTTGCAAGATTTTCAGACAGAGTAAAGCCAAAAGCTTTTTTACGTTCTTTCTTTAAAGAAACCGAATCAGCTAGTAAATCAATTTCAATTGAAGTAGAACGTGATGCGCAATCAGTTGCGGTTGACGTTGTACGTGGAACGGAAGGAAACCGTAACACATGGGACAAATCAACTGAAAAAATATTTGTTCCACCATATTACAATGAATACTTTGATGCAACTCAATTGGATTGCTACGAAGATTTATTTGTTAGCGGTTCTATTGCACCAGTTAATTTCGGTAAGTTTTTAGAAGCAGCTATTTCAAAAATGGAAGGATTATTTGATAAAGTTGACCGTGCCTACGAATTACAAGCTTCACAAGTTTTATTGTCTGGTATTGTTACCTTGAAAAATGGTATTAATATTGACTTTAAACGTAAAGCTGCTTCTTTAGTAGCGTATAACGCAGCACACGATTTCAGTATTACAACAGTTGATCCAAATACAAAACTATTAGAAGGATGTACATTCTTAAAAGAAGTCGGTAAATCTGAGGGCGCTGTAATTAATGCAATTTTCGGTTCTGCTGCATTATCTGCATATTTAAGCAATCCAAAAGTTCAATCACGTGCATTAGCTGTTCAATATGGTTTAGACGCTATCGTTCCAGCACAAAGAAACGCACTTGGTCAATCATTCCACGGTGAAATTTCAGTTGGTTCATATAGAGTTAGAATTTGGTCTTATCCTGAAACTTATAAACACCCTGTAACTGGTACAACTACAAGCTATATGGATGCTAAGAAAGTTGTAATGGTTCCAGAAATGACTGCAAATGTTTTAAGTTATGCAGCAGTTCCACAACTTGTTGAAGCTGGTGTAGGCGTTAAAAAAGGTAAATTCTTAACTTACGAATTCAGAGACGAGCGTACAACATCTCATATTATGGGTGTTAAATCAGCAGGTGTTGCAATTCCAGTAGGTGTTGACCAAATTTACACAGTTCAAGTATTAAATTAAGCTAATAAATTAATTTAACATGAAAAAATTCACAGTATTAGTATTAGCATTAAGCGGATTAGGAAACAAAGTTTTCACCGCTGGCGAAACAGTAACGGAAGAAAATTTCCCAGCTGGCAACTGCGCAAAATTAGTTGAGCAAGGTTTTTTAGAGCCAGTTAAAGAAGTTGCTGAAACACCAAAAGAAAAAGCTGCTCGTGAAAAAGCAGAAGCAGCAGCAGCAGAAGCGGAAGCAAAAGCAGCAGCTGAAGCAGGTAAATAAAAAGCACCTTATAAAAATAACAAAAGGGCTATTAATTTAATTTGATAGCCCTTTTTTAATAGTGTAAAAATGGGTTTAATAGAACAGGCAAAAAAAGACAGTGAATTAATAAATTCAGATTTAAACGGTTTTGCAGTTAACCAAACTTGGAAACACCCAGTTACTTCACAAATATTAACTATCCAAGGGAGACACACAAAGCATCATTTAGGCTTCAACGAACTTGGTCAAGTAGTTAATACTAAAAATGCTTCTGCGACGTTTAGCGAGAAGGTAATGACCGATAACGGTTATTCTATACGTGATGCCAGCGGTGAAGTAAATTTAAAAAACCATTTAGTAGAAATTAAAGATAGTACAGGCGCATTTTATAAATACAAGGTTGCTTCGTGGCTGCCTGATGAAGTTTTAGGAATGGTAGTTTGTATTTTAGAAGCTTATGAGTAAAATAACCACATTAATAGGTCGTCAAGCTTATGAATTAATAAGAAATAGAATTGGTGAAATTCTTATTGACGAACTTGCAGCACAAACAACGTTAGGAAACCAATATACTTCTGCAGAAGTTACAGTAGAAGGATTAAATGTAGTTGATACAACAGAAACTTCAGTTGTAAAAATTTCGTTAGCAGATGGCGAATTTTCAAATGAACACGCTGGTTCAAGCGATGGCGTTTATACTTTTAATATTGATTGTTTCTGCAAAGCAAAAAGCTCAGCAACTGTTGAAGGTAATTTTAAGGCAGCAGAAAAGACTCAGGCTTTAATGGGAATTATACGTTATATATTAAAAGACCCACAATACAGAACGCTAGGCTTTACTCCTGGATTTATTGGCAACTGTACAGTTCAAAGCATAAAAATAGGCGAAGCAGAACCAAACGATGCGATGAACGTTGTTGGGGGTCGTTTAGTTTTTAAAGTTAAAGCTCTTGAAACAAATGGTTTATTAAACGCAACGTTAATGAATAATTATCATACAAGCGTTATTCTTGGAACAAGTGCGCAAGGTTACACATATAATACAAATCCATAATGGCAACAAAAAACAAAGTAAATATAATATCTGACATAGTTGCAGAAATACGCACAGGGAACAGCGATACAACAGCAGCAGGATTAAGAACTATTTTATATGAAATATTAGACTCTTACGTTAACGTTAAAGATGGAGGGCTTGTTTATGAAACGCCTGTTGGATATAACGGTTTGCTAACATTAACTGACCCTAAAAGTTTTGTATATAAAAAATGGGTTGAAGATTATATTTCAACTAATGTTACACTTGCAAGTGTTTTAGCTAATGATAATAAAACAGGCGGTTATGCTATTACTAGCGATGATGGAAACTCGGCTGCTCATATTATAAATGATGAAATATTTTTATATAGTGGTACCACTAATGCTGGAAGAATATATTTATCTCAAAATGAAGCCGGAATAATCAATAACATAGGAGGTTTTTATGCAACAGATTTGCCGTTACTGCCAACTAAATACTTTAAAGTATCAACAGATGGAAACAGAATAGTTCACTCAGCAAAAAACTTATTTTCGGCTCCAATTAATGAATTTATAAACGGCGGCATTTATTTTATATCAGGCATTGGAATTGATACTACTGCAACAGCAGGAACAGACGTTTTAAATATAGGTGCTACTAATGCAAATGTTATTAATTATGGTAACGCTTCCACTGTTCACAATTTTTTAGGAACAGCTATTTATGAATTACAAGTAAATAGCTATGTAGAGGATAAATTAATCACCTTAAATTATGGAGGCTCGGTTGGCAGTGGTATAGGCGTAGGATTTGAGATTGAAGAGAATGGAGTAATTACAGGACATTTTAAAACAAATGCAACAAGGGACGGTTTTAGTTTTAAATCTGCGGACACTTCTTATTATGCTGATTTAATTTTTACAGGTTTTACGGCTAATAGAATTATAAATGTGCCAAATGCAGACGGAACGTTAGCTTTGCAATCATGGGTTTCAAGTGGATATGTCCCATATACAGGTGCAACTCAAGATACTGATTTAGGTAACTATTTATTAAACGCCAAGTCTTTACATGTTAAAGGGACGGCAGGTTCTGGTCATTTAGGTTTAAAGCACCAATCCGCAGATATAACAGCATCAGCAAGTGAAAGCGCTATTGGTGCAAATTCAGACGGTGATGCGACTTGGAAAAACGATGGCAATACAATTCAAAAAATAAATGTTTTTAAAAGAACAATTTTTGGAAATGCAAATTATACAGCTTTAAAATCTGACGATTTAGTTTGTACTAGCGTTACTTTTACAACGAGTAGAACTGTAACTTTGCCAAGTGATAGTTTACAGGCTCATGAAATTACTGTTGCTGATGAATTTCAAACTGTAACTGCAATAAATACTTTAGTTATAGGGGTTGCAACAGGTAAATATTTAAACGGTGTATTAAACGGAACTGAAACAATACAAAGCGCAGGAGGTTGGAGAAGATTTAAAACAGATGGAGCAGGTAATTGGTCTTTTGATGCAGGTATAGTTCGCCAAACTAAAACCCAAACACTAACAAACAAAACAATTCAAAAAAGAATTTTAGTTGTAACACAATCGGCAACACCTACAACGAATATAGATAATGGAGATATTGTTTCAATAACTGGTTTAGCTCAGGCTATAACTTCAATGAGTAGTGGATTAAGTGGTACGCCTTATGATGGTCAAATGATTATGTGGCAAATAACAGATAATGGAACTGCTCGTGCAATTACTTGGGGCGCATCATTTGCTTCAACTACAAATTTCACTTTACCAACAACAACAGTAATTTCAACAATGTTACGTGTATTAACACAATGGAATGCAGTAACAAGTAAACATGAATGTATAGGATAAAATTATGGCAGCAAGATACTGGGTAGGCGGAACAGCCAATTGGGATGCGACAGCAGGAACAAAATGGGCAACAACATCAGGCGGTGCAGGTGGTGCTGCTATTCCAACAAGTGCAGACGACGTATTTTTTGATGCTGCTAGTGGAGCAGTTACGGTTACTTCAACAGTTGGTGTTTCTTGCTTAAGTATAAATTTTACAGGGTTTACAGGGACATTTGCAGGAAGTACTACTTTTCATATAGGTGGAAATGTTACTTTGGGAAGTGGTATGACAACTACGTTTACTGGTAATTTTAGTGTTGAGGCAACAGCTACATTAACAAGTAATGGTAAAACATGGCTTGGTACTTTAAATTTAGGGCTTAATTCAACTACATATACATTATTTGATAGTTGGACTGTTGCTAATTTTTTAGGAGGTTCAAATATTATATTAAATGGTAATACTTTAAATATAACTGGTAATTTAACAGCTCCTTCTATTAGTGGAACTACAAACTTGGCTTTAACTGGAACAGGTACTTGGAGTGGTTCGGGAACTATAAAAAATAATTTAACAATCAATACTTCAGGTACAATAACAATAAGTGGTTCCGTTGCTTTCAATACAGGAACATTAACTTATACAGCAGGTACAGTTGTTACAACAGGAAGTACTTTAACTATTGCT